CACTGTACCCTGGCGTCCGCAAACCCTTATAAATCAAGGGCTTACGGTAGGGGTCCCTTGGATCTGGTTTTTCCAGAGATTTTAGCTTTGATTTTTGACCCGACCCCCCAGATCTGGGGCCGGCCGGCTTGCGCGAAGGCATAAACTAAGTTGACCGCATAGAATCACCAAAATTCTGTACGGTAATTCCCGCACCTACTTTCGCGCCCATTAGATGGTATACTTGATAACCATGTCAGCATTGAGTCGCACAAAAGGCGCTACATTTGAAAGGGCCGTCGTAAAAGAGATCAACAACTTCTTTGAAACAGAGGGTATTGATTTCAGCTGCAAGCGCAACCTGGACCAATATCAAACCGCGAACCTCACTGACATTGATATTCCGTTTCACGCGGTCGAATGCAAACACTACAAAGAGGGATGGGCCTACAAACCCGAATGGTTGAAGCAGACCATTGAGGCTGCTGGAGAAAAAATACCCGTTTTGATTTTTCGGTACAACCGAAAACCCATACAAGTTTGTCTGCCGATGTACGCTATAAATCCGGAATGGGAGGTAGACCCCTATTTAAATTGTGTAATTTCTCTGGACCAATGGTTTGAGGTTATGAAACGCAACTGGGACCTCTATCGTTGCAAATTTACCTCAACCGTTTAATAATACAATTATGGCCATTCAAAAAAAGACAAAGAAAACAATTAAAAAAGTATCCAAGGCATTGAAAAAAGCCAGCGGTCTTCATGCTGCACAGGCAAAAACCCTGGACGCAATTAAAATGAAGAAGGGCGGGACTCCGGACAACGTAAAAAATCCGGCGCTTTATTCTAAGGCCAAGTCGAAGGCCAAGGCCAAATTTGATGTATACCCTTCTGCATACGCCAATGCGTATATGGTCAAGGAATACAAAAAAATGGGTGGCCAATACAAGGCCGAGGGAGGCGAAATGAAAAAAAATCTAAAACCTGTGCCAGCGGGCAACAAAGGACTAGGTAAGCTGCCGACCAGGGTGCGTAACAAAATGGGATTCTTTGAAAACGGTGGTACCGTAATGGTCCAGGGCCGAGGCTGTGGCGCTATGATGGAAAGCAAGCGTAAGAAGACCAGAGTACCTCGTGGCTAAACCTAAAGGCGGACTTACTAAATGGTTCAAAGACGACTGGGTTGACATAGGATCACCCAAGAAAAGTGGCGGCTTTGCTAAATGTGGCCGGTCAAAACAAAAAGCCGACGCCAAAAGAAAATATCCAAAGTGCGTTCCATCCTCCAAAGCTTCTGGAATGAGCAAAAATCAAATTGCTTCCGCGGTTACCCGCAAAAGATCAAAGAAACAGGGTGTTGGTGGTAAGCCAACAAACGTAAAAACATTTGCAGCCAACGGCGGAGCTGTCATCAAGAACCAAAACTCTGGTTTATACGGTAGAGGCTAATGGCTGATATCCAGGACGACGGTTACCTAGAGCGAATCAAAGACTTTTTTGCCCAGCAAGCCCAGGCAAAGCTTGATCGTGACATGATGATGATTGAAGCTCAACGTGCTGCCATGGAAAAATTGAAACCAACACCAGCTCAAGCCGCTTACCTAGGTGCCCAGTTTGCACCAGGTGCCGGTGTTGCAGATTCTATTGGCGCGATGGCAAGCTTTCCTACCAGTGAAGCCGAGTTACAGGACGCATTCGCTGGCGAGTCGATGCCATCAATGCGCGAAAATTTAGGTGAGGGCAGATATTTTGACGCGGGCCTCCAAAGCCTAGGAATACTTGGAGATGCTGCTTATGGCATACCTTTAGTTGGTCCAGCTGCCGCAGCTGTGCTAAAGGCCCCAAAAATCGCGAAAACCTTGCTGACAGCGGGCCGTATGGGTAAAGACATTGACCAGGGCATAGGAGCATTGCCCAGGGGTGTAACTCCATTGAAGGTATCACCCGATACAACCTTGCCAAAAGAAATGGCCGAAATAGAAACCAGGTTTACAAAACAGCTCAACGAAGATCTAGATGGTGCGATCGATCAATACAGGAACTTACCCGACTCAGATGGTGGACGCATCATCAACACCGACCTGGCCAGAGAGCTTAGCCCAGATTATGTGGCCGACAGAACATTAAGTGCAGCGGTTCACGAACCCGCTTCTGCATTTACAAAATCTTATTACGCCAGGTTACTTGCAGAACCAGCTCAACCTGGCAAATTTAACGAGGTGTTATTTACAGGTGGCGGAACTGGTGCTGGTAAATCTACTGCCCTGGAAGATGCGCTGCTTGAAAAGACTGTGAGATCTCAAATTGTGTACGACACCAATCTTGCGGGATTCCCAAGCTCTGTTAAAAAAGTTGATGAAGCCCTGGACGCTGGCAAAGATGTAACGATCGCTTATGTATACAGAGATCCGATTGAAGCTTTAACCGGTGGAGGTGAGTTTGGTGGTGGTGCTGTACAAAGAGCAAAACGTATGGGACGTACCGTGCCTGTTAACATTCACGTCGGGACCCACGTTAGATCTATTGAAACAGTAAAAGATCTGGCGAAGCATTACGAAGGCAATCCCAATGTTGATATACGAGTGATTGATAACTCCAGGGGACCAGGTGAAGCATTCGATGCTGGCAATGACTTGTCAGGATTACCAGAATACGACTATAATGAACTATTGAAGGAGGCCACAAATGAGCTTAATAAAGCCCGTAAAGAAGGCTGGCTACCACAAAACCTCTACGAAGGATTTGTCCCAGCTAAAACCGGTAGTTAAACCGGAACTCAAAAAAAGAAATGACCAGATGTTTAGCGGCCTGGTAAATAACATCAACCGCAATACAACAAAAGGTTTATAGTTTCAGATGCTCTTCATGGTGAACTAACTCACCATCTAAAAATATCTTATAAGGAACACCCATCCAATTTAGTTTTTCGATGCGACGCGCTATCAGCTCCTGGTAGTTTTTGTCAGGGCACTTTATGGCCATCATATAATCGGTTTCATTAATTGGCTGGTGCAGCTCCCACATATCTCCGATCTGATCTTGCGAAAAGTCTACATATATAACGTCACCCATTTGGCTTACCCTTCTTCTTAGGTTTCTGGGCCTCACGTTTTTGCCCAAAAATCTTTTCAAAGTTTTCGTTAAATTTATTCACGTCCTGGGGGCGTGTTCTAGATCCTTTGCTCATATCCCCTCCTGGGTAATCATTATAGTTTATCATTTAAATCCTGTAGCTCCGCTTTTGCACAAAACAAATTGTCCTGGCTTTGCTTTAGTTTCTTTTGCAGCCATTCAATCTCTTCTTCATACCGGGCTATTTTCTTTTCTATTAATAGATCGTCTTTCATTTGTTCTCCTAAAAATCTAATTATTTCAGCATCTTAGCATATCAAAATTAATTTGTGCAAGATTGTATATAATGTTGCAATTAACGACACGATATGTATAATAGGGGAGTAAGTTAATTAAAAGGAGAAAAAGATGGAATACAAAAAATGTGAATTTGCCAAGGTTGGAGACAAAGTTGGCGTTACAACGGGTGCTGGGTATTACGAGTTTGTTGTTACCGAGATCCACAGAGCTAAGCCTACCGCTTGCAAAAACACTTTGTGTGACTGGTATGCGGGCAAGATGACCGAGTATTTTGCGGTTTACCAGGGTCAAGGCTGTTATCACAACGCCAATATGCTCAAACAGCTCAAGCCAAGAATCCTTGAGCTGGCGGTGGCAGCGTAATGAACGTAGCTGAGAACAAAGTATTTTATAACCGAGTGCGTCGTGCCTGTAAAAAGCACGGCGTCGAAATTAAATTTAACGGCACGCACCGAGCATACACTTCGGTGCAGCTGCTTAAAGATGGCCAGCTGATCGTGGGTGATTATGCCCAGGGCCGGCTGTCATTGACTGTAGATTGGAAAAGGATCTATGACGAAATAACCAAGTACGGCTTTAAGTGCCGTGATCGCAAAACAGGAGAAGTGATATGAAACTTAAATTTAATATAGAAAAACCAAACACCGCTGGTGTGCAATTTAGAATTGACCCAGACACAAAGAAAAAACTGACAGCATTAAAAAAGTTTTACCGCGTGGGGACAGGACAGCTTTTAAAACAAATGATTGTGCAGTGTTATGAAACGCTATCAGAGGTGG